GAGCCAAATACATTATGCCAAATTTGGCTGTTGGTATTATTTAAATCAGAAGAACTATGCGGAAAAGTTATCCCGCTTTGATAAATGTAAGATTCAAAATTGTCAGATATCCCAGTGCTTGTAGAAATTAAAACATATCCAGAATAAGCGCCAGTAGAGGATATCATATCGTTTATGGCTACCGTGTTGCTGGAAGTGCTGAATCCGCTCGCAGAAATATTTATCCCACTACCAGTTGCGGTCATCCCTACCACCCCAGAAGTAATACCCGCTGATTGATTTACAACGCAAGACAAAGACTGCTGGCCTACATAGGCTGTATATTGTGATACGTCGTTATTTCTCAGCAAGCCAATCAAGGCCAAACTGAGCTCTGGATTTCCGCTGACCGTCCCAGTGTGAACCCCTGTTGAAGTAAAGTTAGTACTTACCGAGTTTAACGAAGTTGACTCCGAGTTAACGTCGCAAACCCTATCGTTTATCTCGTAAGATGAGCTTGGGTCGTAAGCGCCATACAAGCTTGTCGTATATATTCCGCTATTGAACTTGTCGTAAGCCGCAGTGACGCTTGCTCCAGAAGCGGAGGCGTTGGCTTTTATCGTATAGTTTGACTGTACGGTTTTGGTTATGCTCGATTTTTTATTTAGGCTAAAAGTTATATTTCCTGCGTTTATGCTTTCCCCAGAAAACTCAACAGAGATTCTATCAGCTTCTCCAGCGTGCTCAAATGCGTAAGTAGTAGAATTTAATATTGAAGCCAAACCAGAAGAACTAGACTGTTCCCCAATATAATTAAACCCAGAAGACAACACGGTTTCGTAAGAGTAACTAAACGATCCAGAATCTAAAATTTGGACAATGTTTTCCCCAGTGGCTGAAGCTCCAGTTTTAGACAAAACAATATCATGAAAGCCCGTCGCCAAGCCGTTTATGGAGGCCGTGACTTGGCCGCTTGTTCCTGTGAAGTTGCTGACGTTAATCTCTACGTCCTGCGCGCTTACGAATTTGACGCCAGTCAGGTTATTCATGCCAGACCCATTTACAATAATGCTTCCAACTAGCCCTCTATTAGCTACGAGGTTTTGGTTTGGTAAAATTGATAATGTCTGACTTTTGTCTATGCCGCTAACAACGCCAGAGGTAACATAGTTTTGACTTGAAACAACTGTCAGCCCAGAGTAAAGATAAAGATAAATTTTATCATTAAATTCTCCAGTCGGAACTTGCCCCGAAATCTCAGTATTACTTACCCCACCAAAAGCCAAACTCTGACCAGCGCCCAAGTTAACGCCAGTAACAGAAGTGAAACAATTGCCAGATAAAGTAATTAATCCGCCACCACTAGGCACAACGGTAAACGAATTTATTCTAGAAACAGGAACAAAGTTGTAGTCGGTTTGGGATGTTCTACCAGAGGTTTCACAAGTAACAGTAACAGCCGCTTTTTTCACTCCCAAGTTACCAGTGTACTCGACTAAGCCTAGTGCAACGTAATTATTATCAACCCCCAATTGATTAACTGAAATTCCGCTTAATCTAGTCTGGGAGACAGTATAGCTTCCAGTGGAGAATCCAGTCGGTCCGCCGCAGAAGCCACTTCCGTGAGCGCTAACCATGACTCCAGAAGCGCTTGAGACTGAAGAGCCCGTAGCGGAGATCACGCAAACTCCAGAGGCAGAATTGTTTTCTGTGAAAGTCGTCACTCCTGTTGAGCATCCAGAAGCCGAAACGTAATATCCCAAACTATTTATTTGGCCCGTTAAGGCTGTGTAAGCCGCGCTGTCTCCATTGCCAGTCGCTGTGACGTTAAAAATTTCAGTTATGTTTTGTTTTCCAAATACTACTTTTCCATAACTAGCGGTCTGAGGAACTGACGCCTCAATAATCCCAGTATTAATAATTGAAAAATTTGCCAGCCCTTCTCCAAAATTGACACCAGTAATTGACCCAGCACCACCCACATGGAACTGCACTGATTCATTTATGTTTCCGCTTGTTGGCATTATGGTATATCGAGACTAATTATGCTTGCTCCCCCAATCGTAGCCTCGCCACGCGGCGTGACAACCCTGATCGGCCCGTCAATTGCAAACCTAGGTATTTTGACCTTGATGTACGTAGAGGTTCTTTCGGTTATTTCGTTAGCTTTTATTTCATTATTAAAATAGACCGCTGTCGCTTGGTCTAGATTCGCGCCCCACAATTCGATGACCGACAAAGCGTTGTGTCCATACGGATAGCTGATAAGAGTAATTGTTGGCACTCCACCATACCCATCTTCTTCAATTTCTAAAGTGGAAATTATCTTCTGGCCGAAATCAATGCTGATGCTTTTACTTTTCAATATCCCTTTAACGCTCCACATCGCTGATTGACCCCTTAACCCTACGTCTACGGTTATCTCTTTTCCTGTGTGCGGTATGGCTTCAAATATATTATAGGTGTCAATTGATAGACTTTTTACTTTTTGTCCGTATGACATCTCCTTTGGGACTATCCCGCTTACGTCGTACAAGGGCTCGAAAGAGTGAGACTCGTCGTAAGACATCGCTACAATCTTACTTGACACATCCATACCCGCAAGCGACACGCTCAAGTCTGACATTTTATACCAATCCCAATCGTAGTCCCCCAAGATCACGGGAGTAAAAGAGCCGCCAAAATCTTCATAAAAATTAAAACTGGCGCTGACCTTTAGTGCTCCATGTGGGCTTGCGGTCCAGCTATAGGAGTTAAGAAAGCCCGAGTTAATGGTTAGTCCACCAACATCTATCGGGAAGGACGTTTGACCTGGCTTTACGTCGGCCATATGAAACGGATCGCCGCTATTGGCGTCTACAAAATAGCTCAAGTTCATTGTTCCATTTATCCCCCCATCAGCAACGTATTCATTGCCTCCGATTTTATTGATTCTATCCGAGGCGGACAACTGACTAGAGAAGGAAAAGGACGCAGAATCAGCCAAAATACCGCTTCCGCCTACTTTTACGCTCACATTATTGTAATTATAATAATCTGCCATTCCCTTGTGCCTTCTATCCTACATATTTACACTAAGATTTTTTATTTTTTATCGCTAAAACGTGTAAAATAAGATAAGGAAAAAGGATATGGGTTCAATATACGAAATACCAAGCTGGGCTGGAGGTACAGCTTCAAGGAATGAGGTTTATCTTCACTCTAACAACCACTTCTATAGCTTAGAAGACTCAAATACCCAGACGCCAAGCGTGGGGGCTTCCAAATGGGGTGGGAATATCACCTTTGATAACAAAACTATTCCGCACTTCTTTTGGATTCCCAACTACTCTCCCTCTATCTCTACAGACCCCACGGTAAGGACTATTAAATTCGGAGATGGATACGAGCAAAGAACGCCAGAGGGGATAAACACGAGGCTACTTAAAGTGTCGCTAGTATTCGACAAGAGGAATGAAGCGGAAACGACAGCGATTTCCCACTTCCTGCATCAGCGAGGAGGCTCTGAAGCTTTTGCGTACCTGCCCCCATCTCCGTACTCTTCAATGAAAAAGTTTGTATGTAGGAGCTGGGACGTGACGATGAATTTTGAGAATAATTACTCAATCAAGGTAGACTTGGAAGAAGTGGTGGAATAAGATGAATACAAATGACGCGCAAATCTCACTCAAGAAGGTGTCGTTGGAATCATCGTCACTTAGCCCCTCTGCTATTGTGTCCTTATTTGAGATAGATATCACAGACCTCCTTAAAAATAACGAAAGAAATTTATACATTGAAGGCCAAGGCAAATATGCCTATCAAGAAAACGGCAAACACATCCTTAGATTCCATAATAATATTAAATTATTTAGGAGCTCTGTGTTTTTTAACGCTAAAGAGTATTATGCAGCCCCAATTCAAATTGATGGATACGAAATAACCGCCAAAGGCTCTCCTCCTAGACCCAAGCTTTCAATAGCCATAAGCCCAGACGGATTACCTCAAGAGACAGCCAACAGGATAATTTACCTTAAGCTGGCGATCAGAGACTTGGACGACTTAGTTGGAGCTAAGGTGACTAGGATAAGGACTTTCGCTAAATATTTAGACTCCTCCAATTTCTACGACGCAAACGGAAGCTTGATTTCCAACCTCCTTACGCCGCCTGAAGATTTCGACCCAGACCCAAACGCTCAATTTCCGCCCGACGTTTACTTCGTAGATCGTAAATCTAACGAAAGCAAAAGTCAGCTAGAGCTAGAGTTGGCTTCTCCATTTGACACTCAAGACTTAAAGCTCCCAGGTAGGATAGTTAATGACTCTAACTGTCCTTGGACTTACAGGGGAGAAGGCTGCTGTTACGAATGGAAGCAGCAAAAAGACGCTTCGGATTCTATTTACCTAAAGCCAAATGAATTAAATCACGAAAATTCAAATTCAGACTGTAAGGATACTGGTCACGGAGTCAACGGCGCTGCTCCCCCAGTGGCCACACACAACAACGAAACAATCTCTTCTATTATCGGCGTAGATGTCCAGTACAATATTGTTGACGGACAAGACGAGTGGAACTCCAACACTTCTTACAGCAAAGGCGTGTCAGTGAGAGTAAAGGTCAAGGGCGTCAATTACTATTTCGTTTCAAAGGTAGACAGCAACAAGGGCAACCCTCCCCCGCAAGACGCTTATTGGGTTTCTGATCAGTGCTCGAAAACGATAGACGGATGCAGGTTGAGATGGAAGACTAACCCAGAGATAGGCTCCGCAAACGAAGTCTCAGTATCTGGCCCTCTTCCTTTTGGGGGCTTCCCGACTTCAAGGAGGGCGGTAAAGTGATTTTAGACGATAAAATTAAAAAGCAGATTAAGGTTCATCACGAAAAGGAGTTTCCCAAAGAGTGCTGTGGCTTGATCGTTTCTAATCGCGGAAAATTAACCTGCGTTCCCACGAAAAATGATTCTCTGGAAAAAAATCTTTTCAGGGTTAACTCTGGAGACTACCTAAGAGCCTCAAACCTTGGCGAGATCATCGCCGTCTATCATTCTCACACAAACGGCAATCAGAACTTTTCTGAGTTTGATAAATTTAACAGCATTAACCACAGCTTAACCTACGTAATGTATTGCCCAGAAAACAATTCTCTTCTGCAATTCTCCCCATCTTGCGGAAGCTTTAATCGGTATATAGGTAGGAAATTTGATATAGGAAACACAGATTGTTACTCTCTAGTGAGAGACTTTTACGAGACCGAGCTAAGCGTGCCCCTAGGACACCATTACAGAGATGAGGATTGGAAAGCTTACCTATCTGAACTTTTTGATAAACACTTTGAAAATGAAGGATTTTTTGAAGTTTCCAGTTTATCAAAGTATGATTGTATACTGTTTAACTCTGGCGGCGACAAGCCCTGTTCTCATATTGCGCTTTATTTAGATAATGGTTTGATTTTACATCAACCGTCTAAAAGCTATTCAAGAATAGAGTCCTTAACTGGTAGACATTTAAAACTTATTAAGAAAGTAATTAGGCACGAAGATGTCAGAGCTAACTAAAATAACTTTTCACGGCAATTTAGCCGAAGCTTTGGGGCGGAAAGATTGGAGCCTCAAGGTCTCTAGCGTCTCGGAAGCTTTGAGAGCGATAGACGTTCTTTCAAAACGAAGGCTTTCTCAAGTTATTTTCTCTAATGAAAAACAAAATATAAAATACAAAATACTTACCGACGATAAGAATTTATTTTCAAAGTCGATAGATGGAGCGGAAGACGTTAAAGACTCTGAAATGTTTTTAAATAAAAGCATGAAGTCAATAGATATCGTACCAGTTCTCGAGGGTGCTGGCGACGACGCTAAGGATATAGCCTTAGTCGCGGGTGGGGCTATGATGTTTGGGATGGGGCTCCATATGGAGAATATGATGATGATGCAGATAGGCGCTTTTGCGATCTTGACTGGCATGAGCAATCTTCTCGCGGAGAATCCAGAGTTCGAAGACTTCAGGGAGATACAGCAAACAAACAAAAAAGAGTCTTACTTGTTCAGCGGACCGATTAACACTTACAATCCAGGCGGCCCTGTTCCAGTGGGATATGGAAGAGTGATGGTAGGCTCTCTAGCTATCGCGTATTCTCACGAGCATGGAGATAGAGTAATTTACAAAGACGGAGAGTATTATAACTAATGGCTACTGATAATGTACAAGGCGTTTATTACGAGGACTCAGGCAGCGGGGTTAGATACATGTCTAATACCACTGGCTATGTCGCGGACTTGCTGTGCGAGGGCGAAATCTCAGGATTAGTACACGAAGAGTATAAGGATAATGGGAGCAATATCGCTGGGTCGATAGGCTATACGCAGGGAATGACCCACAAGCCCTATCATTCTGACATAAACACGGGAGAGCTTGCTTCGATTTACTGGAACAAGAATCCCGTCTTCGATAAAGACTCCAAAAAATTTAATTTTCAAAGTATAGATTTAGTTACTAATCAAAGCACCATATCCGCACAGGGACTCGACTCAAGAAGGCTTGTCCAAATTAACGAAAAACTAAGAGGTAAAGAGAGGAAGACTGGCGGAGCAGTAATTGAGTTTGCTAAGTTTCATAGGTACTATACGATTAGAAACAAGCATTGCAGCAAAGCTATTGTAAATTTCAAAATCGGATCGCTTGGAAAAATCGACAGAAACCCAGGCTCGGCATCAAACCCAAATGAAACTTATGGAAAATTACAGGACGCTAGCGTTTCCGTTAATGTTAGCTATAGAGCGAAATATGCCCTTGGTGCTGATATTCAATATTCGACAAGCGAAGTAATGCAGATCGAAGGCTCTTTATCCAGCCCATATTCTAGGAGCCTTGAAATCGATCTCCCCCTAAGCGCCGCCAAGGACTCAACAGGCAAAGGGGATTTTATTGGTTGGGAAATTAGAATTTTCAAAGAGACCGAAGAGCCCACGACCCCAGACGTTAAAAACGAAATTTATGTTGATAACATAGTCGAAGAAATAGACGATACATTTATATACCCAAAATCTTACGTAGTTAAAAATATTTTTGATGCCGAAAACTTCTCGAAAATACCCGAGAGAGCTTACGACATGAATCTGTTGAAGGTAAAGATTCCGAGTAACTATGATCCGATATCAAGAACTTACCACGGAACTTGGGACGGGACCTTTTCGACGGAAAGCGTTGGCCCTTACGGAAAAAAAGTCGGAACATATGTCGGGGCTTCTAGAACTAAAGGTTTGTATTGGACAGATAATCCAGCTTGGTGCTTCTACGATCTAATTACAAATAAGAGATATGGGTTGGGCAAATACGTCGATACATCAACTCTCGACAAATGGACTCTTTATGAAATTGGCCAATATTGCGATGA